GCCAGAGTAGTAGATACCACTAGTATCACGGTCCCAAGAGTAATCTTCAAAGACAGGATAGATAACTCCCCGCACAACAATAAGAAACGATGAATCGTGTTCCGCAACATCCCCGTCCTCTTTCATATCATAACCAGCGTCAATAAATAATTTACGCATTGATGGGATAAATTTTTGAGTTACAAACTTATCTAAGTTTTCAGATGCAGTTGGCTTAGGTGCTTTCCAACCAAACTGTAAAAGATTTGAACCACGACTTGCACCAGAACCTGCAATTAAGATTCCGTTGTTTTCAATAATCTTGTGAGTAGCAAGGTTCATAGGGCGACCTGATTCATCAGATGAACGTGAGTCACATCCAATTACAGCCCAACCGTCTCCTTGAATAGCAGCAAGTGTTGTCATGGTCCCCTCCTTTTGCTATCTACGCATTGATGTTCGTGCGCTTGCGCTTGCTTTTCCACCTGCCGTTAGGCTTGAAAGTAGTGTTTGAATATCTGGTTGTCCGCCAGGTCCTGCAGGAATAGCGCCTGCTGCTGGCGCGGCGGGAGCAGGGGACGGTTGCTCAACCGTTGGTGCACCAGCAGCAGGTAATTCTGGAGCAAAGACATCGTTAATTGCGTCTTCAATTGAAACGCCCTTTTGACGCTTTTTAATAACGTCAGCCAGTTTCATTACGATGGTTGTTGGGTCCCCGCCCTGAGCAATCATTTGTGGGATTGCTTGTGCTGATGCATTGAGAGAAGAGATTAACGAGTTGCGTAACTCTTCTACTTCAATCTTTTCTTGCTCTTGTGTTACGTTAATTCCGAATGGTAGTTCACGCATAGCCATATCCTTGGAGATAAGTTTACCGCCAAGTGCCTGAAGCATGAAGATAAGTCCCTGTGCTGGATTAAGCCCAGCCAACATTCCATAACGAACATCTGCGGTGTAGTCACCCTTAATGTCCTTTGATGGTGTGTAGTCAAGTGAGTAAGGTGAGCCAGCATCTACGCCACGAATTGTCTTTGTAGCGTTGAACATCTTCTCATCAATCTCAAAACAAACTGAGAGTACGTCTTTAAGGGCAGAGGCAAAGATTGCCTGTGCTGACTTAACCTGTGTATCGAATCCACCCATAAGGGCTTGAACGCCTTGACCAGTAATGATTGAAGCGTCAATGTTTCCAGTACGTGATTCTGGATAACGTGTACCAGTACGAAGTTCTTGCAACAAAACATTCTGCTCGGTGAATGCACCTGCTGGAATGTTAAGGTCAACTCGACGTACACCTGCTGGTGAGTTGGTGCGAATAATCGCATCTCCACCTAACTGGATTTCTTGAACATCGCCTGGAACTACAATTGGTGCCTGCACAGACTTCTCTGCTGCTTCCATCGCAAGTAATGCGAACCTATTACGAAGCAACTGAATACCTAGAACATCATCAAACTGTCCACGCATTTCGCCATCTAGTGATGGACGTTTTGCTACTACTACCATCATCTTGCCAATTGGATTGGCAACCTTAGAAAGGATTAAATTGTTACGACTTGGAATGAAGATGGTTGATTGGTCTTTATCGTAGTAACGAATAATGTCAATCGTTGCATCTAGGTTCTGCTCGTAACGGTCCTTACCTAATAACTGAAATTCAAACTCAGGGAACTGAGCAACTAATTCAGCAAGGGGTAGTGAGTAACGTTTAGCGAAGGCGATACAGCGTCCATAGCGGTCAAACTCTGGGTAAGCCCCGATAGGACTTTCTATGCGGATACGCGGTAGCCCTGCTTCTTCGTCCAATTCAATCATGAAAGGAACGAAACCAAATGTGATGTATTGGTCTGCGCCTTGATACATCTGTACTTGTAAATCTGAATTTGCGAAATAGTTCGCAGCAATGCGGGTTCGTTTGTCAGCAAATACCCGTGCTCTGTCGCTTACTTGGTTTGCTGCTGAGCAGTTAACTGCAGGAAGCGGTGCCATGACTTCTGATACGTCACGGGCAACAATGTCAATAAAGTTAGCGACTACGTTTGCATCGACACCCTCTGGGAAGAACTCAGGGTAAACCTCTGCGATACGACCTTTACGGACGGCAAGTACATCTAGTTGTCTGCGGTCACGCTCTGTAGAGCGGGCACGCAGTGACTCCACTCTAGCGGAGATTTGGTCGATTGATAGCATTTATTTCCTATCCATAATTTTCAGCCCACTGTTCAGAGAAGGCTTCGTCTAGATTAATTGAGTACCTTTGAGATGCTTGTGCTCTCGTAGTCCAACGGTTATTTGTAAACTTTGTTAGATGACTTGTCTGTTGCATAAACTCACGTGCTCTTAGAACTGCAAACCATAACGCCATCACGCAGTCAGTCTTGCCACGTGTGTTTGGTTTCCAAGTTATCAACTGTTGAGTAAGGGCTCTTAGTCCCTCTGAACCTTCAGTAGATGGAAGTTCTATTACGTTGTTCTTTTGGAATTTTTCTTCACGCATTGTTCCAAAGAGTGTTGACATAGATGCCACACCAAAGGCTGCGTCCCATTTGTTTTTGTTAGTAACATGGGATTCAAGTCGCACTCCATACATACCCAACCACTGGCGAAGGTCATCGTCTAATGAGTAGGCTTTCTGGTGTGCGTTGATTTCTACACGAAATTCTTGGGGCTTGTATTTAAGTACAAGTTCTTCGATAGTTGCTCGAATTTTTTGCGGGTTAGGTTCACCCATGTTGATGCAGTCTAAAACGTAAATTTTAGAATCGGACCTGTTGTAGGTAAGTACACAAAATGCAGCATGGGCTTTATCTCCCATCGCTGGGTCAAAGCCTATGATTGTGTAACCTTCAGCAGCAGTCGGATGTCCCACCGCGCCTGGGCGCAATGGTCCACGTTTGCGTTGTCCATTAGTACTGCCTTGCACCAAGGCGGGCGGGAAGATGGAATCTTCTTCGACATCCTCCTGCTGATAGACCAATGCCCACGTATTAGGTGTTACTTCACCTCTGCGCTTGAATAATGCTTTGCCGTCCCACTTTGGGTATAACCCATTTTCGTCAGGAGTGTCTTCGTCGCCGTCCCAAGGAACGTCGCTTTTCGCCCAGAGCGTAACCCAGTCTTCTGGTTTGTCACTGTATTCCAATACAGCAGGCATGCCCATATAAGTAAAAGGGCTTTTGCCATTAGACCAATATTTCGGGTTCCGTAATTCTTTGTAGAAGTCCTGTGCAGCAATTCGCGTCCCTACGATTAATAACTTACCGTTCTTACCCAAACGGGTAATAACTTCTTTCTGAAGCCAGTCAATCTGCTTTTCGAACTCATGGGCGTTAGCAGTAGTAATGCAGTCGTCCAAGATAATCAGGTCAGCACGTGCGCCGTAAATCTGACCACCCATACCCAGTGCTTGAAGGGTTGGGTCTTTCTCGCTTGAGTTTCTCGCATCACCCCCAAGGTAGACGGTATCAACTCGCCAAGTATCTGAGTCTTCTTTCCAGCCCCCTTCAGGACCAAAAGTTGTTTGCAACTTTGTCCAGCGTGGGTGGGATAGTCTTTGCTTGATTGCGTACACGAACTCGCGTGCTTTGTTTAGCGTCTTAGAGACCACGATGATGCGGACGTTAGGGTTGAGGGCAATGCGATAAGTTGAGTAGTTAACTGTGATGACAGTGGACTTGGCGTGCTCAGGGGGCACGTTGATGAGGACACGGGTCTTGTCGCCTGGCTCATAAATTATAGAATCGTGGAGCCATGAAGGCGGACGGTCCTCTAGGAGGTCAATCCAGTTAAGGTGGTGAGGAAAAGGTTTTTGGTCTAGGAACATTTCTGAGAACTGGGGGAAGGTAATATCCTCCCTTGCTATGCCCAGCGCCTTAATCGAATTTGATTTGGCGTCAGAGATAGCCTGTTCCAACTCAGCGGCAAAGGTAGCATCTCGCATCATCCAGATTCGGATGGTATCGGGCTTAGAACCTATTTCCTCCATCGCCCTTTTGGGCGACATGCCTTCAGAGACAAGGGCAATAACTTTCTTTTTTGCCTCTGCGCCTGCCAGCCTTTTAGGGTTATTAGCCCCCTTTTGAAAAGTCACAGAATTGTCCCATCCTCTACTATTAGTCTGTTTTGTAACAGACAGTAGATACAGTCTGTAACGCAAGTCTTCTAAGACTTGCTACTATATAAAAAATAAAACAGCCTCTATATAGTATATTTTCTATGTAGATACTACTACACTATTACAAGAAGATTTAACAGTCTGGGGTCGATGAACGACCCACAGAACTGTTCAATGCTGACGCTCTGTACTGATAGAGAGCGTCTGTTACGGATAGCAGTCTGCGGGCTAGACTAGACAGTCTGCGCCCCAGTCAGATAACTATTCCGTTACTAATAAAAAGATTTCTTTCGGGTCTGCCGATGGGGTAAACCCTCAGACCTGACGACCGCAAACCAATGGTCGTAATCTGTCCTATGCTTTGTGGTCAAAGACGACGCTCCCGCTTTGTCGCCTTTGCCCCGCAAATCAAAGGCAGACCAGACAGCGATACAATTCTCTAGAATTGATATCACTGTCTTTTACTCATGACCCCTTGGATTTTATCGCCACCAGCAAAATAGCAAGCGTGCTGCAACCATGATTCCCGTCACGCCCGCTGGGCATGACAGTAATCACAGTTCAGCCTGTGCTTGCCATTTCAGTCACCATTAATCTATGACTGCCTGGCTGGCGTGCTGATGACGGTTCTCGATTTTGAGCATCAAAGTCTTGTCAAGTCAAGCCTTTGATAGGAGCGCTCAAAATAGGCTGGCAGGCTAAAGCCTGCGTAGCCATTGCTCGAACCTGCGATGCTTGGGCGTTGCCCTAAAATTTAGGGGTGGTTAGCAAAGGAGATATAAAATGTACGACTACACACAAGATAACCTCTCAGTCAGCAACGGGTGCTATACCTGTATGTTGGCACAACAGATATGCGAACCGTGCGCAGACGAGCAAGATGCTCGCCTGACTGACCGTGCGTGGGAGATAGTAGATGATGGTAACGACATCTACCGTTGGACTCTGACACGCAAGTCAGATGACCCAAGTGGTCATGACTGGGTCGGTGCAAGGACTGAGCGGAACGACGGGACTATACGAGACGAGTTCTTAGAACCCATCTCGTTACTATCTGACCGTTTCTTCGACCTCAATGTCGAGGTGCCAGTCGGTTCAGCAGTGTGTGCCGACTGTCACTATGTATGTAATCAATCAACCGCTTGTCCAAATTGCGAACTCGTAAACAACTAAGGGTTCAAGGGAATCCCCCAGCACCTTGTGCCTGGGGGGCTTCCCCTAGTAAACTATGTAATCAACTACTAATCAAGGAGACAAAATGAATACAGTAACAATGACAGGTACTATCAAGAACCTCACAACTAAAGGGACATCAACCAAGTTCCTAACAGGCAACATCACAGACCGTGATGATAACAACTGGTTCAAAGCCTCGATGCCAATCGTTTGCTTTGATGATTCCGTCAAGGGTCAGTTGTTAGAACTATCTCAGACCGAGGGTGTAACCGAGAAGGTTACTATCACAGGTGAGATTCAGACACGCTTAGATAAAGACCGTAAGCGTGCTCCATGGACACAAATTGTTGTCCAGAAGGTAGAAGTAACAGCATAAAGACCAGGCGAGTGGGGGCTTCGGCTCTCACTCGCCTCTCTTTTTATTTTTTTTGCAGGGCGGGGCTGTAACTACTACGGAAATATACAAGTCAACTAACTAAGGAGAATAAAAATGTATCTAGGAACATATGATTTACTAGCACTAAGTATAGCCATGGTCAGCAGTATTGTCGTACTTACCCTGGCTATCAGACAAAACATAGCATTACAACGAGACAATGCTAATCTGCGTCGCAAGATTAAAACGGATAAACAACTACGCTCATGATGACAGGTGTATACACAAAGAAATGTACCTGGTGTGGTGAGCACGGAATAATACAAGTCGATGAGACAGAACTATATGCCTATCTGCGTGGCACACCAGCAAGAGAGGCATTCAAATCCCTTGCCCCAGAACTACGCGAGCAGTATATTAGTGGCACCCATCCAGAATGTTGGGAGCAGTATCGTGATGACGATTCAGACTACGATAGATTGCGAGATGATTCATGGCTGAAGTAAAATACAAACTCCAGTATTGCTGGGGTTGTGACATAGAAATCATGGTCAAGGTAACAGACCTTGCCCCAAGAAACTATTGTGCCGCATGTGCATGGGCAAAGATAGGAGCAACAGCATGACCGAACCAAGACTAGAAGATGATATAGCGTTAGACATTGAAGAAGAAGAACTAGATGATACAGACCCAGGAGATGGACCAGACAGAATGTGGGGTGATGAAAATTAATGGCAACATCGAGCCGTATCTCACACCACTACAAACCTGGGCTCTCCTCGTTTGTATTTTCTATCTCGTCTACAGAGGAGTTACTAGATGAAAAGACTATTCGCACTTGTTATCAGTTGGTCACTAGCCTTTTGGTCAGTCTTACTACCAAGCAGTCCAGCCTATGCACTAGCAGTGGCAGACAAAGTAAAATGCGAGGACCCACAAGCCAAGTGGACCAAGAAAGTATCGAAAGCATACGCAAAACTATTAGTAACAGAACAGTATGGGTGGAATCTCAGCGAGTACCGAGCCTTGCTAAAACTTTGGGGTAAAGAATCTGCATGGAATCACAGAGCAGATAACCCTGAGTCAAGCGCTTACGGTATAGCGCAAGTCCTCAATACAAAACATGGAACTCCAGCCCCGCTCCAAATTGAGCGTGGGCTGAAGTATATTGCACACCGCTACGACAAACCATCAATTGCATGGGCTCATTGGCGCATCAATAAGTGGTACTAACCAACAACAAAGGAGACAGCATGGCAAAAAGCAAGGCAATCAATGTCAAGATACCAACAGCAAAAATTATTGCTGCGTTAGAGCAAGCACTAAACAAGTTGGAACTTGACTATACATCACAAGAAGCAAACGAAAAAGAATACAATGAAGCATATGAACAATGGCGTAAAGAAATTATTACATATGCAATGGCACACCAGCACAGGGCAGAAAATGTTAGAACAAGTTATCGTTTATGGAATGGCACTCTGAATATTGATTACGATATCAAAACAGATGGAACAGATTTTCCTGTAGAGCCAGCAAGAAACTATGAAACTATTCATTCATCTACATGCCGTGAGATGAAGGAAGAGATTGGGAATGCTATTCGTATTCTCAAGATGACAGATGAGGAAGTAGTATCTACTTCTACATACAACTCAGTAGCCAAGTACCTATAAGGAGACAAACATGACAACAACAGAAGAAGTACTAGCAGCCATCGATTCTTTTACAAAAGAATACGATGTTAATAACGCAGAACAAAACAAGTCAATCGCCCTCAATGTATACGAGCAGATTGACCGCTTTGCTGAAGGTATCGCACCAACAGCACAAGAAATTGCACAGTTAACTGTCGCAATCAACGAGCATATCCAAGTCCGTGACTTCCTATTAGGTATTGCTAAAGAGCGCGATGTCAATCATGTAGGTAGTTGGGCAGCATATGTAGGCAATAGAACACCACGCCTTTACGATGTTCCTATGGCTACTATCTTGTCATCTCTTTACTTTTCAGAAGGAGATGAAGAGCAAGCCAACCATTACCTTGGTGTGGCACTAGAAATTAATCCAGAGTATAGCCTTGCTGTTTTATTAAACAGAGTATATCAATCAGGCTGGGCACCAGAAGGATTTAGTTCTATGCGTAATCACTTACACGACCTAGTTAAAGCAGAGATTGGGCTTTAATTATGACAACAGAAGTTAATGACACCTTAAAAATCCGTGCTAAAGCAGCAAGTTATGCACAATCATTTCTTGCCAATAAATACTACGAAGAGTACAAAGAACTATACGATGCCTATCTAATAAATCGTGGTATTAAAATACGCAGAAGTAGAGTTGTAGTAGACGAAAGAGAGTTAGTAAAGGAGCAATCATGGGTCTAGATATGTATCTCTATGCAGAAAAGTTTGTATCCAACATGGAGTACCGCAACGAACAAGACCAGTTCAATAGAATTGTATCTGCTTTACAAGCAGAACAATTCACAATGGGACATGTGATTGCAGAAGTTGAGGTTGCATATTGGCGCAAGGCTAATGCTATCCATGCTTACTTTGTAGGAGAAAGAGAAGACGATTGCACACCTATCCGTGTGGACCGTGAACAACTACAAACATTACAAGATAGATGCCAACAGATAATGGATAAACCTTCCTTGGCATTGGAGTTGCTGCCAACGCAGGGAGGATTCTTCTTTGGTAGCACTGAGTACGATGAATGGTATATGGATAGCATTAAAGAAACACATGATAAACTATCTGTATTACTTGACAAGATACCTGACGGATGGTCCTTCAAGTATCAAGCATCATGGTAAGGAGACATCATGACAACAACTAAAAACAAGT